CAACAAGTTCACCCACCGTCACTGTTTACGATACCCAAACCACTGGCACGGGCATGAAAATCATTGATACGTTTGTGATGACAGCGGCAACAAACTATTCTTTTTACGATGGCATCACCACTGAAAACGGGTTGTATGTCGTGATTTCTGGGACTGCAAGCATTACCGTTTACTACGAGTAAGCCATGACCACAGCGGTCACCCAGACCACTAACTTTGTCCCTGTGCAGGGCGTATTTGCGCCCGAGCCTACCTATGCCCTTCAGTATTTTGTTGGCCCTGCTGGAACGCCTTTCTATGGCCCTGCAAACGCCACATTTACCAACATCAGCACGGTAACGGGCACGATAACCACAACCCCAACTGGCGACACAGACATTGCCAATAAAGGCTATGTGGATTCGGTGGCGCAGGGTTTGGATGTAAAAGCATCCTGTGTTTACTCAACCACGGCAAACATCACGTTGTCGGGCTTGGCGGTTCAAGCAAATGGCGATTGGACTTCTACGCTGACCGCTGGTGACAGGATTCTGGTCAAGAACCAGACTCTAAGCCAGTTCAACGGCATTTATGTGGCGGCATCAGGCACTTGGGCACGATCTGCCGACATGAATACATGGGCAGAAGTTCCATCTGCTTTCACGTTTATTGAATCAGGCACAACCCTAGCGGATACGGGGTGGGTGTGTACATCCAATCAAGGCGGCACAATTGATGTGACCGCGATTAATTGGTCGCAGTTTTCTGGGGCTGGGTCTTACTTTGCGGGTACTGGATTAACCCTGACAGGTAGCACATTCAGCATTACCAACACAGGGGTGACTGCAACTGCGTATGGTTCGGCATCATCTGTTGGGACTTTTACGGTCAATGCCCAAGGTCAATTGACTTTGGCGGGAAGCACCAGCATTGCCATTTCGGGGACTCAAATAACCAGCGGCACGATTGACAGCGCCAGATTGTCGGGCAGTTATTCGGGCATTACTGGTTTGGGAACGCTAACCAACTTGACAGTGACCAACACCATCACTGGGTCGGTATCTGGCAACGCTGCCACGGCAACATCTGCAACAAATATTGCAGGGGGAACTGCTGGGGCGGTTGTCTATCAAAGCGGTTCTGGTGCAACAACCTTTTTGAGTGCTGGCACAAATGGTCAAGTATTGACTTTGGCATCAGGTATCCCGTCTTGGGCCACGCCAACTGTGGGGACGGTTACATCGATTGCTCAGACATTTACAGGCGGCATCATTTCGGTTGCTGGTTCACCCATCACCACAAATGGCACTTTGGCGCTGACTGTGGCGGGTACGAGTGGCGGTATACCTTATTTCACAAGCGGCACGGCCTGGGCATCGTCTGCGCTGTTGGCGGCAAATTCTTTGATGGTTGGTGGCGGGGCTGGTGTAGCGCCTAGCACGGTCACCACAGGAACTGGGGTAGTCACTGCCCTTGGCGTGAACACAGGCACTGCTGGGGCTTTTGTGGTCAATGGCGGGGCTTTGGGCACACCATCTAGCGGCACGGTCACCAACTTGACGGGCACAGCCGCGATAAACATCACAGGCACAGCAACCAACTTGGCGGGTGGGGCTGCGGCATCTATACCCTACCAATCCGCAAGCGGCACAACGGCCTTTCTAGCCTCTGCTGCGGGGGATGCCAACAAGATTTTGCAATCCAACGGCACTAGCGCCCCAAGCTGGGTTGTCCCTACCTCTTATGCCACGGTCACAGATGACACGACTACAAATGCGGTGCGTTATCCCTTGTTTGCCAATCAAACAACGGGAAACTTGACCACAAACTACGTCAGTTCCACAAAATACAACTTCAATCCAAGTACGGGATTGCTGACCGCCACAGGGTTTAGCGGGTCGGGGGCAAGCCTGACAGGTCTGCCAGCGGGTCAGTTATCAGGCACGATTCCCAGCGCGGTTTTGGGCAATTCAAGCCTGTACATTGGCACAACTTCCATTGCACTCAATCGGGCAAGCAGCGCCCAATCGCTGACAGGGGTAAATATTGACGGTTCGGCAGGTTCGGCAACAACAGCGACAACCGCAACAAACGCAACGAATGTGGCGGTTACTGATGACACCACCACAGCGGCAGATATGTATCTATCCTGGGTGACTACAACCACAGGAAATTTGCCAATCAAGGTATCATCGACTAAACTCAAATTTAATCCATCCACTGGCGTTTTAACGGCTACGGGCGGCATGACAGGGGGCACATTCTGATGTGGAAAATCTTGGAAATCCAAGCCGATGGCGATCTGATCACAGGCGCACGGTATTTCTGCGCTAAAAATGGAGTGGAAACCGAGGGCTGGTGGAAGTTTGCCGAGCCAAAGCTGACCGTGCCATTTGCTGATGTGACCGAGGATATTGTGATTGGCTGGGTGACCGCTGACATTGGCGCACAGGTTGAGGCCCGATTAGATGAACAAGCTGCGGCAGCCCCACGGGTGGTTGTCGCCCCCTGGTTGCCCCAGGTCTTTACACCGAGCATTTAATGGCACAAGTTGGCTTCACCCCTATTCAACTGTACTATTCCAGTACAACAACTAATGTGCCTACGGCTGGCAATCTTGCGGCTGGTGAATTGGCAATCAACATTACCGATGGCAAACTGTTTTACAAAGACAATGCCAATGCGGTTCAAGTTATTGCATGGAAAGTAACCCCCATAACTGCTGGCGGCACTGGTTTAACATCATGGACTGCGGGCGATCTTCCATACTATTTAACTGGCACAACACTGTCCAAATTAAGTATTGGAACGGCTTATTACCAATTGGGTGTAAATGCTGGCGGCACAGCACCAGCTTGGCAACCATCAGCCACTTCTGTATTAACAACGCAAGGTGATTTGCTTTACGCATCAGCTTCAAATACTTTGGCACGATTGGCTAAAAACACAACAGCCACTAGATATTTGTCAAATACGGGTGCAAGCAACAATCCAGCATGGGCGCAAATTGATTTGTCTAATGGCGTTACTGGTTCTTTACCAAATGCAAACTTAGCAAATTCAAGCATCACTATCAATGGGACATCTGTAAGTCTTGGTGGGTCTATTGATGTAAATAATAGTGGGCCAGCATTTTTGGCTTACCAAAACGCAAGTATCAGTATTGCGACAGCAACTTTTACAGTTTTGCCAATAAATACTGAAACATTTGATACAAATAATAATTTTGATACAACAACTTACAAATTTACCCCAAATGTTGCTGGCTATTATCAAATTAGTGCAGTAGCAAATTATTTTCCATTGGGCGGTGGAAATTGTTTTCTTTCAATTTTCAAGAATGGTTCTGAGTATTTGCGTGGCCCTGCTTACATTGATGTTGGTACGGGTTTCGGACTTAGCGTAAATGGAATTGTGTCAATGAATGGATCAACAGATTATTTAGAATTAAGAGTATTCCAAGCAACTGGCATAAATCAAACCTACAACCCAGGCGCAGGGTTATGCTATTTTGGCGGTTCAATTATTCGTAAGGGTTAAAAATGACTGTAAACATTTCTTATTTTGCAGGGGCTGGGTGGCAGTTTTTTGACAACAATGGCGTTCCTCTTACTGGTGGTTTGTTGTATTCATACATTGCTGGCACAACTACACCCGCAACAACTTACACAACCAGCACAGGATTGATTTCAAATTCAAATCCAATTGTTTTGGATTCGGCTGGTCGAGTTAATGAGGTTTGGTTAACTGCGGGAAGCACTTACAAATTTGTTTTGAAAACATCTGCTGGCGTTACCCTTGGAACGTATGACAACATTGTTGGCGTAAGCGATAATACTGCATTTGAAACAGATTTGGCAAATACTTCTGACCCCGCAAAAGGTGATGCGTTGGTCGGATTTCGACAATCTAATGTTTCTGGAAATTTAGCGGGTTCAGTTGGAAAAACTGTTCACCAAAAATTTCAAGAAATTGTCAGCGTAAAAGATTTTGGCGCTACTGGAGATGGTTCAACAAATGACACCACGGCAATTCAAGCGTGTGCTACATATTGCACTGCAAATAGTATTGCAATGTATATTCCCGCTGGCACATACAAAATAACGACCGCAATTGTGGCTAGTTGTTCAATTCGTGGTGATGGCCCTAAAGTTTCAATTATTAAAAACTACGGAACGGGTGATGCACTTAATTTAAGTGGGTCTAATTATTACACAACTTTTGAAAATTTTGGTGTAGATGGTTCTGGCAATGTTGCAAGCCGTGACGGCATCAGCTTGTACAACACAACTACCAGTTCAGGAAATACTGCCTATTGCCAATTTTTTAGAGTTTACTCAAACAACAACGGTAGACATGGTTTGTACCATCGATATGCTTGGGCTACAAGATATTCGCAGTGTATGTTTAATTATAATGCTGGCCTTGGGGTTTATGAAGATACAGAATTGGCTGATGCGGGAACAGCAAATTGCGTAACGTTTATCCAGTGCGACTCTCGCCATAACGGCGGCACGACTACAGGATTTGGCGGTGACTTTGGCGGAGTCAAAGTTAAGGGCGCCCAAGGTTTTTCTTGGATTGGCGGCATTATCGAAAGCAACAACGGTTATGGTGTTTATGTTGGCGATGTTGCTGGAGGCGTTGCGACTCGCCTTGTGCATTTCAAACAAACATATTTTGAATACAATGGATATGATGTTGCAAATGGTGCAAACTTCTATGTAACAGGCCCGTGGGCAAATTTTGTTGTTGAAGATTGCTGGATTGCTTACGGGACTACTGCTGGCAAAGTAAATACAGTTTATTACATTACCACTAGCCTTGATAACGGCAACTTTGTTGAGCGCAACAATACACTGAACAACGTTGGCACTGGAGGCACAAGCAACGTTTACGGCGGCACGCATCTGGCATTGCCACGGCCTGCTTTGGGGTCTGCGCCAACAGTTTACGCATATCAAGACACCACTACTACGTTAAGCGTTCCAACTTCAACATATACAAAAGTACCGTTAAACATTGAATCATGGGATAGTAATAACAACTATGACACAACACTTTATCGGTTTACGCCTACTGTTGCGGGGTATTACCGAATTAATGCCCGTTTAAATTATTTTCCTAGCGGCGGCACAAACTTTTTTGTATCAATTTATCAAAACGGAAGTGAAGTGTTTAGGGGAACAAATGTAATTAACGTTGCCGCTTCTGCTGGCACTGGTGTTGACTGCATGGTGTACGCCAACGGTTCAACAGATTATTTTGAGCTCTATGTTTTCCAAGCGTCTGGCTCAACACAAAGTTACACTCCTGGTTTTGCGCTTTGCGGAATGCAAATCGACTATGCACGCAACCCTTGAAAGGAAAAATCATGTCTCTTTACGACAAAATCGTTGCAATTTATCCTGAGTTAAAAGACGCGCCCGAAGTGTTTGCTAACGGCACTATCATTCTGCAAAATGATTCTGATGGAGAAGGTGATTATCTTGCAAAATGGGAACATAAAACGCTTGAAAAACCCACTGATGAACAATTGGCGTAATTGAATTTGAACTTTTAAGGCATAACATGACACAGCCAATTGACATCATCACCCGAGCAATGAAAGACATTGGCGCTGTCGCTGCTGGTGAAGTGCCAACGGCAGACGAGGCGCAAGATGGTCTGGATATGCTCAACGACATGATCGCCCAATGGTCGAATGAAAACATGATGGTTTTCTATCGGTCAGAGATCATTTTTCAGACCACGCAAAATCAAGTTCAGTACACCATTGGCCCAAGCGGTCAGATGGGGGCGACATTTACAGGGTCGATTGTTGGCACAACCTTGACTGTTCCCGCTAATGCTGTGACTGCGGGTGGCATCAACATTGGTCAGACACTATCAGGTACAGGCATCACATCGGGGACAAGGATTGTGGGCTTTACAACGGGCGCTGGCGGCAATGTAAACGAGGGCGGGACATATACCCTGTCCAGCAGTAATACCACGCCCACGCCAGCTTTCACGGGGTCTATCAGCGGCACAACTTTAACTGTTAGCGCCATTTCTGCTGGTTATTTGGGCATTGGTTCTGTCATTTCTGGAACTGGTGTCACCGTTGGAACTACGATCACAGCGTTTGTAAGTGCCTCTGGTGGCGTTGGGACTTATACCGTTTCGGTTTCCCAAACTGTTGGCAGCGTTGCCATGACGGGAACGATTACGCCTTTCCCAATTTCTGCCTACTATGAGCGTCCCTTAACGATTGAATCTGGTTTTGTGCGGGTTGCCACCATGCAGGGCGGGTCAAACATTGCGGGTGGGTACTTAGATTATCCCCTGTCAATTTTGAGTCTTGAAGAATACGAATCCATCGGCATCAAGCAATTGAACGGCCCTTGGGCAAAAGCAATTTACTACCAGCCATCTGAACTGCTAGGGACAATTTATGTCTATCCAAACCCGTCACAGGGTGAATTGCACTTGTTCACTCAGACAATCTTTAGAGAATTTACTACGTTAAACGATACCATCCAACTTCCACAGGGCTACAACATGGCGTTGCGGTGGTGCTTGGCTGAACGTTTGTTGCCCATGTTTGGCAAGGTCAATCAGGTGCAGATTGCCATGATCAATGCTTATTCTGGTCAAGCTAAAGCCACGGTCAAGCGTACCAATATGCGCCCACCCCAGATTGCACGATACCCTGACAGCTTGATGGTTGGGAGGGCCAAGGATGCTGGCTTTATTATGGACGGCGGCTTCCGATGATTTATAAAAAAATCATGATGGGGGATTTAGATAATGCCTGATTTTGGTTTTGTCGGCACATCCTACGTTGCGCCATCCATCTACCAAGGCGACCAAGAGTGCATCAATTTCTTTGCTGAGATTGACACATCTAAGCAACCTGGGGACAGGGGCATTGTGGCGTTATACCCTACGCCTGGATTGGTGCAAGAAGTTCAACTTCTAGCGGCAGAGGTGCGGGGCTTGCACACCATGTCAGGCGAAACCATCCTAATTGCCGTATCTGGGAATATTGTTTATCAGGTCAGCACGGCATTTGTTGCCACCCAGATTGGAACGCTGATCACCAGCACGGGACAAGTGTCCATATCCGACAATATTGACACGGTAAATGGCTTGACCGCTTACATTGTGGATGGCCCGAATCGATATACCTGGGTTGTGTCAACCAACACATTCACCACGTTGCCATCTACTGATGGCCCTTGGCAGGGCGCATCTGTGGTTGATAACGTTGACAACTACAACATTTATAACGAGCCAGGAACGCAAAACTGGGCGTGTACTGACTTGGGGCGTAGCATCTCAAGCCAAGCCCTATATGGCACGGCTGATGGCGCATCTGACTTGTTGATGACGCTGATTGTGAACCAGCGACAGGTGTATCTGATTGGAGAAATCACCACTGAGGTTTGGACAGATGTAGGCAACGTAATTGCAGGGATTACGACTTTTCCTTTTCAGCGAGTGCCAGGGACTTCAAGCCAATCAGGTATTGATGCCAAGTTTTCGCTAGCAAGATTGGGTGAAACATTTGTTTGTGTAGCAAAAGACACCCGAGGTTCAGCAACGATTGAAATGATGCAAGGCTACACCTGGGTCAGAATCAGCACTCACGCTGTTGAACAGTCTTTGGTGGATTCAGTGACCAATGATGCCATTGCATATTCATACCAGATTGAAGGCCATGAAATGTATGTGGTCACCTTTCCCAGCGTTGGGCAGTATGGCCTTACATGGGTTTATGACCTGTCTACAAAAAGTTGGCACAAGTGGTTGTCTTGGGATTCTGATTTAGCGGTTTACAAACGCCATCGGTCAAACTGTGCGGCATTTTTTGGCAATAAAAACATCGTTGGTGACTTTGAAAACGGCAAAATTTACAGCTTGGATAACGCTGTATATACAGACAATGGCAGCACAATCCGCAGACTGCGCCGAGCCGTGCATCTGACCCAAGACTTACAACGCCAGTATTTTGATTCGTTTCAGATTCAATTTCAGCCAGGTGTTGGGTTGAATACTGGGCAGGGCCAAGACCCCCAAGCTATGTTGAGATGGTCTAATGATGGCGGGTCTACATGGTCAAACGAACATTGGGTCAGCATTGGCAAAATGGGCGGGTATGTCAATCGTGCTTTGTGGCGGCGGTTGGGCTGGTCACGGGATAGGATTTTTGAAGTGGCGATAAGTGACCCTGTGAAAGCGGTCATTGTGTCTGCTGAACTTAAAATGTCTGCTGGGGATAACTGATGGCTACGGCAGTTCCCAACAGCAACATCAACATCCCGTATTCGTCATTTCTTGACCCTACCACGGGACGGCCCAGCATTCCTTGGATGCAATGGTTAATGAATCCCAACATCATTACGTTGAACGTCAAAAACACCGTTATCACGGGCGGGTCAATTAGCAATGTGACGATCAACAATTCCACCATTGGTCTAACAGTTCCAGCAGCGGGTAAATTTACCGATTTCACGGCTTTAAACGGTGTCAAAGGGGGCACGTTTTGAACAATGCTGATTTGTTTGCTGCCCACCAAGGCAAGTTTGAGGCAGATTTAGGCGTTGAACATCACTTTTCTGATGGCCTTTATGCCAAGCGGATGCGTATTCCAGCGGGGTTTGTTGCTGGCACTCATGCCCACAATTACAGTCATTTGAGCATTCTTGCCAAAGGGCGGGTAATTGTACGTACAGATGAAGGCCAAAAAGAATATACCGCGCCAGCGTGTTTAGAAATAAAATCAGGTATTCATCACACAATTGAGGCACTAGAAGATTGTGAATGGTTTTGCATCCATGCAACAGATGAAACTGATGCAGCCAAGGTTGACGAAGTTTTGATTCGAAAGGAAACATCATGCCATTAGGATGGGCGCTGGCTGGGACAGCCGTATTAGGTTATTTGGGCGCAAACAAACAAGCAAGTGCGGCATCACAAGCGGCAAATCAGCAATATCAAGCCACACAAGATGCCGCTGCTCAACAACGGGCAATGTTTGACATTCAGAACGCCCAGCAAGAGCCTTACCGCCAAGCTGGTTATGGTGCGTTGTCTCAAATCAACACAATGTTGCCTCAGTTGAACAGGATGCCAACAGCGGCAGATTTGCGAGCAATGCCAGGTTTTGAGTTTGGTTTAAACCAAGGAACGGGCGCTGCTGGGCAAACCATGAATGTAGGCGGTGGCGGGTCAAACGTTGATCTTGCAAGACGTAAATTTGCGATTGATTACGCTACTAATGTTGGCTTGCCTCAGTACATGACGCAACAGACAAACATTTACAACCGTTTGGCATCTTTGGCGGGAATTGGACAAACTGCACAAGGGCAAACCAATGCACTAGGACAAAGCACAGCAACTAACATTGGGCAACTAGGCATTGGGGGTGCATCTGCCCTTGGCGCTGGTCAGATTGGTGCTGCAAACGCTATGGCGGGTGGTTATCAAGGCATTGGAAATGCCGCAACTTTGGCTGGCTTATTGCGCCCACAAACTCCAGCGGCTACCCCAGGAGGATTTGATTACCCAACTGGTGGTATGCAAACGCCTGACTATTCCTTTGGCGGCATGGGGGGCGGCGGTTTAGGTTTTAGGACATAGGATAAAAAATGGCAGACTTTACCGTTCCAATGATCGGCACAGAGGTTAAACCTGTGCCCCAGACTTCTCTTGCCGATATGCTTGGCATTGCAAGGGGGGCACAACAATATCAGCAAGCCCAGCAAATCAATCCGCTAGAGTTGCAAGCCAAACAGCAATCCACCCGCACGGGTGAGATTCAATTAGGCGTTACAGAACAAGCAAATAAAGAACGATTATTGCAAATGAAATTTTTGCAAGACCCAAAAAATTGGCAAGATGACAATGGGAATGTCAGCATACCTAAATTGAATGAAGCAAGCTATTTATTCCCACAAACATTTCCAGAATTTTCATCTAAACTTACAACTTTGGGCACGGCGCAGACCGAGGGCTTAAAAGCCAAACAGAATCTAACTCAAGATAAAAAGGCGTTGATTTCATCGTTTCTAGGGGCGGCTGGTCGTTTTGGTGTAGATGACCCCGCAGTTGTAAATAGAGAATTGCAAAATTTTCTTGCTACAAATCCCAATGACCCAGAAATGAAAAACTTGGTTGAAAAAGCCTATGTGCCTATTTTTTCTCAAATGCAAAAAGGCCCAGCAGTTACTGATGCACTGATCAAAGCAAGTCAGGCAATCTTGTCACCTACACAACAAGAAACGGCATTTGCACCAAAAATGACGGTTTCACCAGAAGGTGGCGCAATTATTAATGTGCCTGGAGTTGGTATAAAACCACCTACGGCTACGGCAACAACGGTTCAAAAAACAGACCCATATTTGTATAAAGATACTGGCAAAAAAGACCCAATATCAAACCAACCAATTTATGAAGTGCGAGATAAATTGTCTAATGAATTAATTGGACAAATGATCAAAGCACCTCAACCAGAAAAACAACCAGCAGGCTTTAGCCAAGCACCAACAATTCCTTCTGGCGAATCTGAAGAAACAGGCAAAAAATATCAAGATGAAATTATTACTGCTCGCAATTCAGTACAACCAGCCAAAACTGCAATAAACGGTATAGATACAATTTTGAGATATTTGCCATTGGCTCAAACTGGTCGAGCATCAGAATCAATTGCAGGGCTTGAATCTATTTTAGGAAATTTAACGGGTAACACTGCATCAGAAAAAGCGGCATCTGCAAGAGATATTATTCAGAAAAATATTGCTGATTTAGGTTTGCAAAAGAATTTGGCTTTGGGTGGTAAATTTGCGGCAAGCCTTGAAAGTGCTGAACGATCATTAGCTGATGCTGGAAAAAATCCAACGGCAATCATTAGTTCAATGCAACAATTGCGACCATTGATGCAACACGCATCTAATTACAGCACTGGTTTAGATAAGGCTATTGACCAAAGTCCTGTTAAACAATATGTAAAGCCAAGATTTGATTCAGCAATGAATGATGCTTTTGACCCATTAGCTTTGCAAATGAAAAATGCCGCTGATGCTGGAAAAGATTCTTTCACTAAATTTGTAAAAGATAACAATTTATCAATAGTAAAACAACAAAATTTATTGTCCAAATTAGAG